TGCCCTTGTACCAAAGCTGGCACTAACGATTATTCCTAAAGTATAACGATAGTATTCCGGCATAGCGTCTAATGCAGAAAATCCATCCGTTACAATCTGTCTGCCCCATTCTCCACAGAAGGCTAAGATAAGCGGCACTGAAAACAAAATTGTTAACCACTCGTCTTTCCAACTGTTTGCAGAAGCATCAGCCATTTTGAGATCCCAGTCAATCTCTCCAGTGGCCTTCTTCTCCATAATGACCGCTTCAGCTTTTGCTTTAGCTACCTTCGCGCCAGTCTCTGCTTTTTTAGTTTCGACCTTACCTTCTAACCAAGTTCCAGCGAGATTGGCAATAGGTCCTATTAGCGCTTGTATCATTACTCAACTCCCAGAACTTTTGACAACCCAAATACTTCAAGCATTATGAACGTAAAGAAAAGCAGTAAGACTGAACCGGCTATTAGCTTGCCACTAAAATTGGTCGAGCCAATCTTAATAGCCACAAACTCATTACCCAATATACGCAACACAAGTTCAAAGCTGTTTTGCCCTACATTAACTTCCACAAGCTTTTTAGCCTCATCTGTCATGTGCTTAACTTTCCCTTTGGCAGAGCCTGACACTTCCAAGATACAGGACGGTATCCCTTCATGTGCAGATGAACACTTCTACCCATCTCCATAGCCCTAGCCTCACATCTCTCATAGGATTTGTAAGGACCTCTTTGATCTTCCAGTTGCCAACATTCAGTTGGCTGAAAAACCATACATGCGAGGACAAGGGCTTTAAACATAACTATTTACCTCTGTTTCTTTCAGCTTGCGCCTCAGTGGTTCTGTTGTGCATATCCCACATAATCATTTCTTACTCATCCAAGCAGTCGCCCCCATATAAGCGCCAACTACACCAGCTTGCGCTATGTAAAACAAACCAAGCAAATCAGCCAAAGCCTTCACTCTGCTGTCAGACACAATCGGCAAAAAAAGAAAAATGCTGAATGCGATCATACTGATCATGGCAATCCAAGCCATACGCTTTTGAGCTTCGCTTTTTTCTTCACGAAGCTCCATTTCAACCATTTCTTTTTCTCTTGCAATCTCTTCGTCAGATACTATGCCATCACCATCTAGGTCATGCCTTTCGTATCTACTTCCAGCTTCCAAAGTCTTTTTCGATGGCGTCATCAATCTTCTCCCTAACGGATCTTACAAGATCTGTTGCGGAGGACAGCACCCATTCCACGAGGGACAACACCGCCGTTACGCATTTTAAAACCATACTGACCAGTTTTGTGATCATATGTGTATCCTTTCTTTCCTGCTTTTACAGCTTCTTTTAAAGCCGCCAGTTGCTCATCAGTTAAACCAGCCATAACGTCCTTTAAGGGAGGAGTGCCTTTTTTATCTGACATCAAAAAACTCCTGTAAACCGCTGCGGCCTAGCAATACTAGAAAACCGGCTAATGCTACCGCCTTTAGCCAAAGTAGCTACTTTAGCTACTTTTTTTGGCTTTCTTTTTAAAGAAGCTGTTTTTCGGCTTGGCTTTGATTTTCCCGCTTTCGACAATGCTATCGCTACTGCTTGTTTTTGCGGGTACTTCTCTGACCGGAGCTTCGATATGTTTCGGCTGATCGTTGACCGGCTTGTTCCTTTCATTAAGGGCATTTCTACGCTCCACTTTTTTAGCCTTTTCTATCTCGGCTACTTTTCGATTTATTGAACTGGCGCTCATTGCATTTTACTCCGTAAGTTTGCCGCAGCGATTTCACGCTGGGTCTGAATACGCTCTTCGGCAACACGAACCTTTTCCGAATTTGCCTCTTCTTGAAGATCAATTCTTTGCTGGTTCAAGAGAATATCATTACGCTCTTTCTCTCTTTCCATTTGTTGCTTTTCTTCAAACTGCCGAGCCTTTTCTTGGATCTCGGCACCTCGTAAAGATAGCTCCTGCTGTCTGATTGCTACCAACGGATCAGATTGGTCAGCAGGAGCAACTGCTTGTGCATACTGTTCAGTGAGTTCGCCAGCAATTTCTGCTGCCCTATTCTGAATCTCATTCTGAATCTGCTGCATCATCTGTGGATTCTGTTGCATCATCATTTGCGCTTCAGGCGTTAGCTCTGCCATAGTCTCTTGCTGCGCCTGCAACTCTGACATCATCGCAATATGCTCGGAAATGTGTCCTTGAATTGTCATGATGATATTGGCGTTTGCTTGCGCCACAGGAGTGGACAAAATAGCTAAATGAGCCTCAATGTGAGCCGCGTGGTTTTGCTCTGGGAATGCTTGCAAGCGCTGGTTGCGCAAGGCTTCCTGATTTTCTTTTGCGGGATTCATCGGCTGTGGCTGCGGCGGCACTGGCAAAATTGCGTCAATGTTTGTGACTCCAATGGCCTCATACATCTTACGATAAGCCTGATATAAACCTTGCGGCCCACCATGAACTTCTGGGTTAGACTGCACAAGCTGCAATTGTGTCTGCGCTAGAGCAATGCGCTGTGACATAGAGAAGATATTCGGGTCAGAAACAGGCAACACATCAATACGATCATCAAAGTCAGCCTGCTTAATTTCTGGCGGTGCGCCCGGAACAGCATATGGATACATAGGAGCCATGTAACGAGCGAATACATTTGCCAGAAGCTTGAACTCTATCTTCTGCGAATAATGCAAACGCTTGTGAATGGCGCTCATGACCTTGGTGCCGCGCTCCATGATGGCCATAGTCGTGCCAACTGGTGTCTCGCCACTCATCTCTCCGACCTTCATGTCGGCCATTGAGGCAAAACGCCTACCTGACTCTATCAAGGAGCCTAGAAGGCTGTAGAGGGTCTGTGAAGGCTCTTTAAACGGCAATGGCATAAGAGACTGCCGGATATCCATGCCTGCGGCATCAATATCGCGGAATTCACCGGGCTGTAGAGGCTCATCTTCATCTCGGATGCGAGCGCCACGCGCCTTAAAGCCTGCCGGAAGGTTGGACAGTGTTCCAGCGTCAATAAGTTGCCTCAAAATGCTTGTGGACGCCTGCGACAAGCCACCAATCATGTGTGTTAGGCCAAAACCGTAGAAACCAAGGCCAGGAAGAAACTTGTAATGCACAAAATACTGCTTTTGACGCATTAGGGGGTCTTCTTGGGCGTAGTTTCTTCGCACAGAAAGAACTTCGCCTGTAGATTCAACGATTGTCACGATATATGGAAGCTTCAGGCCGCTAGGATCTCCGTCTTCACGGGTATCTTCAAAGCCGGGCAAATCAAGAGAGGTGTGAACTTCGTAAAGCACCACTTCTTCAGAGCCAGAACCGGACAATTGTACGCCTTGCGCCTTATCAACAGACTCTTGGATCTCACTATAATCTTCTGAGTCCATGCTGCCGCTAATATCTGTCTCAATATAGAAGCCTGAAAGCTGTAGCTTCAGGACTTCGTTCTTATCCATGCGAATAACATGCGTAAGACGAGGAGATGTGACCAGATCTGTCGCGCCATAAGGAACAACCAAATCTTCGGCATGCACAAACTTACTTACTGCACGTTGCAGAAGCGGATCAAAGTAAACCTTTTTGAAAGTAGAACCAATGATCGGTAAATAGAAAAGCATCTGATCCGTTTCTGGATCATACTCTTCCATCTCGTAGGTAATCATGTAGTTCATGTAGTCTTTAACGCGCTGTGCTTGCAGAGACACCTCTGGGTTATCAACACCCATGACCTGTGTGCGAACAGGGCCACCTGCTGGCAACATCTCACGATAAGCCTGCGCTTGGAACTGCGTTACTGACTCAGCAAGAAGCGGATGCACAACACCAGACGCACCCTCAAACGGCTGAGAACGCTCTTCATAGTTCATGCCAAGCAACTCAATGCCGCGCTTGTAAGTGTCTTCCCATTCCTGACGAGCGGACATATCTTCTTCAATTTCGTTGATGAGATCTGAAGCGATAGAGCCTAAATCTGAATCATCAATATATTCAGCCAAGTTGGCATCAAAAGGAATATCCTGCGCGGCCATCGCGTCTTCCTGCATAAGCTCGCCAACAATAGCAGAGCCATCTTCCATCTCCATGATTCCAGGCTGGGCAGGCAACTCCACAACATCAATTGCGGCCTGAAGCGCCTCTTCTGGGATTGCAATATCTCCCCCTGCCCCTATTCCTCTTTCAATAGCCATAATTATTCCTTTGTCTTGTTACTGGGTGAAGCCGGGCGCGGCGCAACTGTGCCAGTGTGGGAAGCATGCACGTTGCGAGCGCGGTAGAAGGGCAGACCGCAGATCCAGCGCCCAGCTTCTCTTTTCATTACATGATGTCCCTTTGATTACCATCATCGTCAGGATTCATTTCTGAATCCATGTGATCACTCAAGGGAACGCCTAACTCCCACAGGTTGCACACATTCTCTTTACTGCAAGCAAAGTTAAGCTCGCCGCAATAGCCCATGCCATCCTTGTAACCAATTCCCTCTTCCATGCAACCAATCATTTTAGATCGAATGTCAAAATACTCACAAGTACCGCAACGAGCATTTTTGTTTTCCCACGTTTCAGTGGCCGGACCGTAAGCGTAGTTTTCCATAGCCGACTGACGGTTTTCATCGTTCACCTTTGAATCTTCAGTGGATATAGGGCAGACAAATTCCATATCTTCAGGCTCAAAGCCTTCTTCTGGAATTATGTCATCTACGTTTATTTCGATCTTGATCGTTTTCATTACCGGATCTTGCAACCTCTTTTCTTGCCTTGGTATGCTCTGCCCATGCCACGAACTTCACCGCCGTCTTCATATTTTAGTGGCTTCATAAGCTTTTTTAACTCGTTTAAATCGGCGTCCGAAATTTCTGACCGAGGCACATACGGAAGAGTCTTTCTTAACCGCTTTGCATCGGCTTCAGATAAAGATTTTTTCGGCGGCACATACGGAAGAGTCTTTCTTAGACGCTTTGCATCAGCTTCAGATAGAACATCTCCGCCGTCTTCATATCTGTTAGCTTCAGCAGCTTTACGCATGTACTCGGCATCATCCCCGGCACCACGAGTTGCGCCAGTCTTTTTATTGGTTGACTTTGCTGGTTTGCTTTTTGGCAATGGGCCTTTGTATTTTTTACCTGACATTATTTAACTCCTTTAAATTTTCCGCCGCGACCTTTCATGACACAGCCACCGCCATTGTAACCAGCAGGCATGTCTTTCATGCCAAACTCACGATTTTTAAAACCCATCCTACGAAAATCTGGCGCATAAGGAGAGTCAACAATTGTATTATTTCCAGCTAAACCACGGCGTATTAAAGCTTCAGCCATACTCCCCATAGGAGTCTTGCCTAACTGCCCACCAGGAGCGCCACGAGTAATAGGGCGCTTTCCTGTGCGCTCCTGCTTTTGCAAGCGCGGTGGAAGTTTTGTCCCCATACGATTAGCCATAGTATCTCCTATTTATGAACCTTGCCGCCACAAGCCATTTGTTTGCGCGGAGACATTAAAATTTGGCCGCCCTTGTTCTTGCGAACAGCGCCTCCTTTATTCATCTTTCCAACGCCTTGACCATAAGCGCCACGCTTCAAACCGCCACGCCCTAAAGTGTTTGCGGTGCTGCTTGAACCCCTTGACACACCTCTGTCAAAAGCAAGTTCTGCCATTTCTTTTGGAGAAAGGTTTTTCATTGGTATTTTTTTAATTTTTACACCTGACATTAGCTAATACCCTTAAACTTGCCGCCACGACCTTTCATGACCGCTCCGCCGTTGTTCATCCTTCTCGCTAAAGGTCGTTCACCTTTTAACATCTTTTGAATCTCAATTTTTAAAGCAGTTGGTAAATTTGCTATAGGTCTTGCAGCAACCATAGCATCAACAAGTTCACTACCACTTCCTTGTCCAAAACCTTTTTTTCCAGCCATCAGTAATACTCTCTCTTGCTGCGATAATTATAAAAATCTTCATCTTCTTCGTCTGAGCGAGTGCGGATAAAATTGCCCTGCCGAAATCTTAGTATAGCCTGACTCATGCTATCCGCCAAGTCATCATGTTCGCCATTCGGGAATGCCGCGCACTCCTCTATAACCTCTTCCGCCCAACGTGCTTCAGGAGCATATACCATACCAGATTCAAAGACCGGCGCACAGGCGTTCATGCGAGAAAATTTATCCGCGCCACGACCCGGCGTAAAGCCGCTAACAGGTATACCCATTTTTCGTAAATCTTGCGTGAGCGGCGTACCAGACGCCTTCTGCTCTATAAGAACTAGGTCTGGCTCGTATTCTTCATACAATCGCAGTGCCGCGTCTTTAAGCTCTGGAAACTCCCATCGACCCTTTTCAGCGTCCAACAATATGATCGCTGCCTCATCACCCTCGTCAGGATGAAACACACCCCATGTTGTAATCGCGCTAAAGTCTGACCTTTCGCTTTTCGTGAAGGCCGTAT